GCTGATCAGCAGTTTGCTGGCCAGGTAGTTCACACCCCGGGCGCCCAGGGATTGATAGGGCGTCTTGAGCCTGCCGCGGTCAGTACCGCCGGCATCAGGGATTAGGCCAGGAATGGTGACCTTGGAACAATCCCTGGCGCGGTCCAGGAAGGAGTCCCTGTTCCCGACCAGCTGCTGGTAGCGAGCAGCGGCAGTGCCCAGCTCCTCTTCGTTGTACGGCTGACGTTGACGGTCAACGCTGCCGGTCAGGTTCAGGTCCACTTGTTTAGACAGCAGGGATGCCTAGGCCGCCAGCACCGCCGGCAACAGTTGGAATATCAGTCCGCAGGCGGCGACGACCAACACCAGCGCGAAGGGGAATCGCCATATCTGCCGCGGCGCCAGCGGCACCAGTACCAGCACCAGCAGCAGTGGGAGAAAGCTCGATGGCGGAAGCTGCAGCAGCGGCGACGGGTTCAGGGGCCGGCGGCGGAGTAGCCGTAGCGATGGCCTTCTGCTCGGTCATCTGCTGTCGCTGCAGGGCCATCTGCTCTTCAAACTGCTGTCGCTGCAGATCCATCTGCTCACGGGCCAGCTTTTCCTGGCGCTTGGCAGCCTTCTTGGCGTCATCGCTGCCTCTGTTGCCGCCACCGCCACACATAGGTCAAAGCTCCTCTTGTTGCTCAAGATAAACGGCTCGCAACATGCGAACCACCGACCGTGACCCGACGTACATCCAGATCTCCCTGTCGGAAGCATTGATGTCAGGGCACTTTTCGGGGATGACTTCTTCCAAGCGATTGATCAAAGCCTCATCAATTGGAGGCCACGCCATGTCGTCTGTCGTCACTTGTCCTTCTTGGCGGTCTTGGCGGAATCTTTGAAGGCCTTGGCAGTAGGTGCGCCCTTCTCCCCGGGTTTACGCATGCGCTCGCCGGAGCCCGCCTTTATCCGTTCCCGCTTGCGGTGGATGTTGATGTAAAGGCCATCGCGGGGGCTTGGCATAGCGTGCGCCTCAGTAATCCCAGCGTATCCGTGGGCGACCAGGGCGAATACCAACATGGATGAAGCCCTTCGGTGCGCCATAGCCGAGGGAATAGGGCCATGCCCCATCAGCCCAGCTCTGCAACTCCTTGACCGACAGGCCATCCAGGTAGAAGTCGATGGCGCCAGTGTCTGGTGCGTCGTATAAGTGCTCGGAGCGGGTGGAACCACCGACCTGGGCGTTGATCTTGGATGGCCGGTAGCCGGATGTGATGATGACCGGCCGGTTGAAATGGTCCCTGGCCTTTTGAGCAAACTGGCAGAGCAGCATCGCCGTGTTGCATTGGTGCTGGGCAACGAAACGACGCGCCTCCGACTGCAAGGTCAGCTCCCCGTAGGTGATGTTGGGAGTGATCTGGAGGGAGAAGGGGGACTGTGGCTGGAAATTGGCGGCCTTGATGGCCGGATCAGCGCGATACAGCTCCGCGAAGTCCTTCAGCTGTTGCGGCGTCAGGGTTTCTTGGAGGGCGTTCCATGCAGCCAGCTGATGGCTGAGCCCCTTGAAGTGGCGAGCGGCATCAGCGAGACGAATTAGCGCCATTGCTCAAGGGATCTTTAGGGAAAATCTGAACGTTCTTGACCGGGAATGGCAACTGTTCCCATACATCGCAGTCCATGGCTAGCTCCCATGCCATGTCTTCTGACGCTGCGACGACGACGGTTTGGAAGGAACCAGTGATGCGTTGACCGTCAGGGCCCAGGAAGGCGCCAGGAAGTCTGATGACCCAGGCCCGTGGCCTAATTGGTGGGTCGAGCAGGTATCCAGCTTCCTTTGCCATTGGCTTTGGGGAGGTCCGCCAGAGCAATCCCAAGAAAACGCGCATCAAGAGCGCCATCGAGATTTCCCATAAAAGCTTCCAGTTCCAGATCCCAAAGTTCAGATTTTCTTTCTGCGATGGCACGGTCTTCGTCGATGGCGAGGGATTCATTCCAGTACTGAATGGCACCGGCGACTGCATCAAGACGGTCATCGTGCTGAAGACAGTTCTTGTCGACGGTGATGTGAGTCAGCTGGTGGAACAGCTGATAGCTGAGCTTGACTTCAGCGGAGTCATCATCACGGCCGCGGCTGTCGTTTTCAACGACGGAGCGGTTGACGACCAGGCGGTGTTGGTTCAGGACCGGCTCCAGGGCGGCAATGATTCGCCGTTCCTTCTGGATGTTGGACCTGACGGGCTCAATGGTGCAGGGGTGCTGCAGTTGTAGGTGCGGCTTGAGCAATGCCTCCAGCATCCCCTGGCCGAACTGGTCTTCCAGGAGGATGAGGTTGACCTTATGGCGCTTGGCCGCGGCTGCCAGGCCCTCTAGGACCGGATCGGTGTAGCCCTGGCGGAAGGCACCGACCTCCAGGAGGAACAGGTTGCCGTTGAGGTGAGCGACGATGGCATAGGCGGTCTCGTCAGCACCACGACCAGAGGGGTCAATGAACATGACGCAGCCCTGGAATGGCACCCAGTCGCCATGGATGAAGGCTGGGCGGTGGTAGTAGTCCCCAGAGAAGCCAACGGCTGGCAGGTCCGTGATGCGGTACTCAGCACCAGACGACCACACCAGCTTTTCGGGGGCATGGTCGCTGACTTCCATGACCATCAGGTCCGACAGGCGCAGCGGGAACCGCTCCAGATCGGAAAGGCTGGTGTCCAGCTGGAACTGCAGGGCAAAAGCAGAGCGGCCGTAGCTGACTTCCCGCTCCAGCTGGTCCTTTTCAGAGAAACGACCGGGGTCTACGGGTTTCCCTTTCAACTCAATGCAGCCCTCTTGGACGACAGGGGCCAGTAGATCGCCGTATTTCTCCGGCTTCTCGGGGTAACGGGCCGGCCAGATGCGTGATGAGAAGCCCTTGTGGAGCAGCTTGTTGTAGATCGACTCCTCGGTTTGCGGTGTGCCGAGGTACATCACCTCACCACCTGGCTTGAGGATGGCGTTGTATTCACCGACTGCGGTCAGCAGCTTCTCCCGCATGGAGACTGACCACGACGTCGTCGGTGTTTCGATGTCATCCGGGATGATCAGGTCTGCACGGGAACCGGTGATCTGGCCAAAGATGCCAACGGACTTCACCGATGGGCTCTTGTCCGGCTTGGCGGGCCGTACATCGAAGGCATGAACGGCAGATCGCTGCTCCTCCCGTTGCGGTTCCAGGCAATGCAGGATCTGCATATCCCGGATCAGCTGTAGACAGAAGGTGGTGAAGTTCTTGGCCTCTGCCCCCGAGGCAGAGTTGACCATGATCTTCTGCTGTGGATCCAGCCGCAGGCGCCATAAGACAAAGGCCGCGGCCATCCATGACTTACCAACACCTCGATAGCCCTGGATGATCCGACGCTTCGGGCCATGCTGCATGTAGCCAGCAATGTCCAGCTGGATGGGTGTCGGGTCAGGAAGGCCTAGGTGCTTCCAGACGACACAGAGGAAATACCTGAAGTCAGAACAGTACGGCTCTGGAAGGTCATGCCAGGTCGATGCCCTCTGGACAGCCATCAAGCAGTCCGACGACGTGGCATGTGGACAACCTTATCCAGATCCGGCAAGGCAGACACCAACTCTCCAAACGGTGTGCCTTCCACTGGCTGAGCACTGATGTTGTTGTCCTTCAGAAACTGCCGCAACACCGACAACTCAGAGCTAGTGATCGACCCGTCCTGCAACTTCTCCTTCAACAACATCGCCAATCCCATGTGGAGATCAGCCAGTTGATCGTTGATGTCGTTCGTTCTCTTAGCCATGACGACGTCACCGGTAACGCTGAAGGGGAAGGGCAAGTCTTCCCCCAGCAAGGCACCCACCACAGGCACCGTCAACACTGTAAGGGGTAGTCACCAGGGCACATCCTGGGACAGGTCGAAGTCATTGGTCGCAGTCGAGTAAATGGCCCTCTGCATGTGGCCGTTGTATCGCTTGACCAGGATCTCCGCCCTGACCAGCCGAGCAAGAGAGGCAGCGACATGAGGCCGCTGGATCCCAAGGCACTCAGCCAACTTGGCGGCAGACACGCCTAATTCCCTCGTGACTGGGCTTGTATGCACCAGGACGGCCCAGTACACCGAAGCGTCCTGGGAACGCAGCTCTCGGTTCTTCAGTGCCGTCACCAGCCGCCTGATGTCCGCATAGGCCAGCGGCAAAGCAGAAGCCATAGTGTCTTCCAGAAACCCCCTGTACAAGTTGGGAGGGCAGTTCCTTAATGAACACTACCACCTGCCTGTACAACATGGGGTAGCACTTTCTTAATGACTTCGTAGCCAGCAGCGCCCCAAACCCCAGTAACTCCGTTCCGAAAACCCAGTCCCCACTTAAGAAAACCATGGTTCAACTGAGGTCCACTCCCCCGGAGGACAACTCAGAACCACCATGGCCCCCTTCCAAAGCCAGCCAGTATTGGAAACGTGGATCGTCGCTGGCCTCACTCCAAAGACGACGACAGACGACCCTCCCAAAATCCCCTCCTGGTCGCCCCTAACGGGGCTCCCAGACGGCTCCACCCCATCACCGATGGCCTCGCGGCCATCTATAGGAACCAAGTTCAACTCTGTTCAAAGGGACTGGACCAAGTTTTTGTTGGGAAAATCTGAGGGGCTTACGCATAGTGCGGACGGCGTCGTTACCCCCCATAGGGGGGGGTCAGCCGGGCTCCCTGGCCAGCTTGGACAGGCTGGGGCACCCGCTGGACAGCGCAGAACCCAGTCGCGCCAAGGCGTCCTAGGTGCCTGCGTACCTGTGTGTATGGCAGGTGCGCAGGGTTGGACAGGGGTCGCTAGGTGTGGGCCCGGAGGGTGGGGTGCCCTGGTGGGCCTGGAGTGGCGCTGCCTGTTTGTGCGTGCCCGCCCCAGAGGCCCCTTTGACAAGGACAACCTGGGTTAATCCACGGCCCCGCGGTCGAAACGGTCGCCAGCCACCAGCGGTGGTGGTAGGATGAAGGCAGGCAGGGCGGAAGCCAGGCCTACCCACCACAGAACCTGGACAAATGCAGATCACAGAGCGCACCTCCAAGGCGGAGGTGCTGACCGCGGCATGCGAGCTGGCCGACCTACAGGCCGACCGCATCCGCGAGCTGCAGCAGCGGCAGACCATCCTCCTAGCCCTCCTGGGCCTGGTGGCTGTGCTGGAGCTGCTGTGATGACGACCGCAACCACTGCCACGTTTCAGCGCATTCACGATGCCTGGCAGGCCTTGGTCCTGGATTCCATCCAGGCATGGAAGAGGCCGGTCAGCGTGCCTTACCTGGCACCGCTGACAGATGGCCGCTCCCAGGTCGTCTGGGACATGAGCGACGACCCGATGGGATGGGACAACCAAGCGGTGACCCATCTCCTGCCAGCACTGCTGGCCCAAGCCAACCGCTACCGGCGGATGGGCTTGAACATCTCCGCTGCTGACTGCTGCTGGCTTGCTCAGCAGCTGAAGAGTGGGGCAATGACCATCGTCGGGTCTTACATGCTCCCAGCTGAATGACGGCATCCCGGAGGGGCTTCGGCCCTTCCCTGCTGCCCTCACCGGTAGCGACCCACCACAACGATTTGCACCTATGAAAACCGAAGAACAGAAAGAGCAACTGAGCCACGCCGAGCAGAACGCCGAGGGATGGTCTGATGCCATCACCGCCGCATGGGAGGCCTATGGCTTCTGCTGCGAGGAGGGAGAGGGTAAGTACCTCTCCCGTGAGGCGAAGGCAGTGCTCAAAGAGCAGGGCTACGACGGCACCAACCACGACCACGTCGCGGAAGGGATCGAAGAGGCCATGCGAGAGGCACCGCTCAGCGTCGAAGTGCGCAGCGGCTGGATGGAGCCAGGCGATGGGGCCTCAGTCGACCCTGACGAGTTCCGCATCTTGCTGTCGACCGGAGGGCCTGCCCTTCGGGTGATGGGGGAGCTGGACCGCTGCGAGCCCTCCCGTTGCTGGCTTGAAATCCAGGACTGGGGTACGCCCTGGACTCGGCATTTCAGCCGCAGCGCCGAGCGGGCTACTGCCCTGCGCTGGTTCGCTTCCCTTTTCTATTACGGGGAGGGCTGAGCCGATGCTGAGCCGCCTGCCGGTTGCTCTATTCACGGTGGCGGCCAGCTCCATCCTGTGGCTTATGGCCCTGGACGAGCTGGCCCGCCAGCCGGTGACCAACACCGGCACCCAAACACCCACCACGCACCACGTCGACCGATGACATCACCTGGTAGTGGAAGACGAACGCCGCCCGTCGGCGTTTGTCGACCCCTTCCAATTCCACCAAGGCCAACGGGTCTGGTGGGGGCCAGGCGCTGAACGCAAAGCCAATGCGGCAGCGCGTGCCCTTAACCGCAAACTTCCCGCCTACCACTACTGCAGAGTCAACTCCTGCATGGCGGTTTGATCAACACCACGGGCCCCAGCAATGGGGCCTTTCTCTTTACCCACCACCGACCAATGGCAACCAAACACCAACTGGAACAGCAGATTTACCGCTGCGAAGACGAGATCCTGGAGGCCTGCCGCTCCAACTGTTACGCGCACTTGAAGATGGACAGCGACGCCATCAAACGCAGCAACGCCAGGTTGTACGCCTTGCGGGTGCTGGAGTCGCAGCTGCACGCAGCGTGGCGTCGCACTCCCGTGTGACGGATCGCTACAGCGCCCCTGCCACTGCCGGTGGGGGCGCCATGCTGGCGGCGCCGGGGCGACCGGCACGCGGCAGGGCGCCAGCCTTGACCGCTTACCCACCACACCGCCATGAACATGAGTCATGCGTTGGCTGCAGACCTTGCGTTGGCTGCAGTATTCACCTGTCCCCATTGATGAAGCAACCCCACCTTTTGTTGGTTGAAGCATCAGTCCGTCTCTTTGCCGAAGGTCACGCCGAACTGGCGTATGACCTGAGGCAACTGGCTCTCAAGTGGACGCCAGAAAGCGAGAAGCGACTGATCCATGGGCCAACCCCAACCGATGACGACAACGACTTCGATCACCTATCTCCTATCCACGACCTATGACCTCACAACCCACGGACCTGGAGCTGTGCGAGCTGTATCGCAGCTGGTGGCAGGACTCCTACGGCAATGTGCCGAACGCACAGGCAATAAGCATCGCCGCGGCCTTCGCCCGCCATGTGTTGACTACGTATAAGGAGGAGGCTGATGGCACAGCTGCCTGAATCGCAGGTGATGGCACGCCTCAGGCACGAGGTGTTGACCGTGTTGTATCAGCAGTTCCCTCGATCACTGACCCAACCTCAGTTGGTGGAGGCAGTGAGCCAGCCCTTCCTTACCCGTGACAAGCAGTGGCTGCAGGACAGCGTGAAGGAGCAGGTGCAAGTGCTGCACCACGCCAACCTGATACGACCGGCCTCTGGTGGCTACACGTTGACGGAACGTGGTCGAAGGGATCGGCAACAAGCAGCACGGTTCCTGACCAAGAAGATCAACCCACCACCAGGAGATGCAGCGTGACCGACCGACAAATCATTGAACTCTGGGATGAAGTGCAAATGCAGTTCTCCTCAATCGAATACTGCAAGCGAGAGCTTGAAGTGCTTCCGAAAGGGACTCCCATGATGCCTGATCAATACAATGCTCTTGTCAGGGCAGACAGGCGCCGTGAGTGCGACGCCATCCTGGCTTTTGCTCAGCGCCTACTCGCAAAGGACGCAGCATGAACAGGATCCAAGAGTTCGACCAGCGGGCCGAGTCGATCACTCACGACAGGGCAGCTGACTACGGAGATCCCAATGTCAGCTTCGACCGCATCGCCTTGATGTGGTCGGCCATCACTGGGGCAGACATCACTGCCCAGCAGGTAGCTCACATGATGATCTGCCTCAAGCTCAGCCGCCTACAAACCAGCCCCAATCACCTGGATTCCTATGTCGACATCGTCGGCTACGCAAGATGCGGCGTCCTCTGCGGACCCCGTGAAACCAACACCACTGGAGATCAAGTTCGGGAATGACCTGACGGGTCGTTGCCTTGCTGCCTACTGGACTGATCGCCAGGCCTTGATCGACGCCCGCAGTCGCATGCGTGCAGTGGTTGAGGTGTTGGCTGAAGAGGTC